GCCGGGCAGGAGTTCTTTCAGTAGTTGGGCACGAGAAATAGCCATTTTGAATTACTCCTATTAGGCGGTGGTAGAGCTATAGTAGCCATGCACCAGCAGGTTCAACTTGACCAGAATCTCGGGATACTGAGTGAACACAATGGTGGAGGACGCCGGAATGTCAGTACCGGCACCGAGGACGTTCGGCTGAGCGTTGATGGTCACCGTGGTGGCGCCAGCAGCAGCTGCGGCAGTAACGAACGAGCCAGTCTCGATCACTTGACCGTTGGCGGCGATGTATGCGACATCGGTACCGACGGGAATGGCGGAGGGCAAGCCCGTGCCAGTCAGGGTGATCGTGGTGGTGCTGGAGCTACCCGTAGCAGACACAGCGATAGCGCTATCAGGCACAACACCGACACAACGAACCGGGAGGATCGAAGTAACGGGGGTGGCCGTGGGAGCCAAGACTGCGTTAGCAGAGTTACCAGTGGAGGTGCTGCCGGTGTTGTTAACCATCGACAGGTTGGTACCAACCAGAGCAAAAGCGCCGGAAGCGACGGTCGTGCCCGAAGAGCAAACCACAGCCTCAAACACAGTGTCCGGATCATCACAGACGATAGCCTGCGCGTCGCCAGCCAGCGTGGAAGCGGGCCAGTATTGCGAGAAGGTCTTCTGCTTGGTCAGGGGGTTGGTGTACGAACAGCCCAGGAACACGCCTGTGACTTGGTTGCTGCCGGTACCGGTGGACACGGAGGCGCGGGTGATGAAACCACGCGACAGAACCACGAAATCACCGTAGAAGATGTTCGTGCCGTAACCATACTGAATGGGCAAGCTGCGAGTGGAACCCGCAAAAACCTGCCCGCCGATCAGGTTGATCGGTCGTAGCCCGTAGGGGGCTGAGACTTGGGGATAAGCCATTTATGACTCCAGATTAAGTTAGACGCCTTTGCCAAAAGTCACCGTGGAGTTCCGTTCTGCGAACTTCTTCATCCTCGGATCGTTTTCGCGCATGAAGCTGTTGTCCACAGACTTGATTTGATCTTCAGCTTGTTTCTGATAGAACGCATCGCGCTGCTTCGTCAGCTCTTTGGGGGTCTTGCAAAGAATCAGTCCACCGACCTCGATGGCGTCCTTGTACCGAGAAGTCGGATCAATATACGCCTGAGCTTCGGGATGGTCTGATGCCTTCACAGGTACCCAACCCTCACGAAATTTCATGGAAATGTTACGGGCGTCGGCTTGACCCATCATGGACGTGCGAATCCAACGATACGCGTAGCCCTCTTCAGGTTCAATTTCGGGAAGCAGTTGAGGCTGCGTCCACGTTAGTGGTTCGCGCTCTTCTTCTTTCCGTGACTCCATCTCACGACTCAGTCTGCCTTCACTCATGACGATTTCCTTTCTTGTTCCGCGACCTTCTTGGCATAGAGTTCCAGAGGAATTCCAAGCCGTTTGGCCAGCTGCACTTGTCTCGGTTCCAGCACGATTTTCTTGGGTGCAGTGCTGCGAGTCGCTGGTGCAACTACGTTTGCTTTGGGTTGGCGCTGAGAAGATTGAGCATCAGCGGGCTCGTCGGAGGCAAATTTCTCCGGGAACACTTGGCGAATCCGTCCGTTGAGCCTCCGGTAGTACTCGTCGGAAGTCGGATCAACACCATCCTCTACGACCAGCTTCTCGTGCAGCGCGAGAGCGAAGCCGGTCATTTCGCGGTCTTTCCCGAACCACTCATTCTTGGCTTGCCAAGCTTGAGCGCGGGGATCAACTTGCGGTTCTCGCGCGATTTCTCGGGGTTTTACATCAAACTTTGTGTCCTGTAAAGGGGTTGGTTTGAAATTGTTAACCTTGTCCGCCTTTAGTTTGGCGCTAGTAAGCTCTTCCTGCGCCGCCACAAGGGCGTCCGGGTCCCCGGATTCGTAGGCGTTTTTGTACTTGCGCTTGGCCTCTTCGACCTCGCTAGCAACCACTTTTTTAGCCTGCTCCAGAAGCGCGGTCTGTCCCTGATACAAAGAGCCCTTGAGCCGTTTGTTCTCTTCGACGACAGATTCCGCTAGCCGAAGCGCTTCTTCGCGGTCACGTAAAGCTGAGTCTTTCTCCCGCTTTGCGTCGTGATAGCCCTTGCCCAGATGGGCCAGACGCTCTTTTAGACGCTTATCGGTGTACTTATTCAGCTCTTCTTCCGTGACCTCGTCGGGCGGGGGCGCAGAAGCTAGCTTAGGATCGGCTTCACCAGCAACGACTTCAATTTCTTCGTCGTTAGGCTCTTCCTTCGCCTTGTTCTTAGCTTCACGTTCCTCGATCTCGTCCGGAAATTCAAACTCGACTTTATCTAGTTCAGCCATAATCTTGCTCCTTATGCTTTGGTGATACCGCGCGGGTCTTGCACGACACCCTGGACGGAGTCGTCATAGATGATGCGGAACTCTTTGCCGTGGATTTTGATGCGGGTTCCAGTGTTGGGTCGAACCAACACAAAGTCGCCGACCTTGCAAGAAGGCCCGTGCGGGAACTTCTTGGGGTCCTTGTACGCGTCAGGACCCATCTTCACCACAAACAGCACAGGAGAAAGAATCTCTTCGTAATGAAGAGTCTGGCCAGCCTTGACAATACCACTTTCGTACTCTTCGTCAATGTCCGGTAGAACACATAGTAAGTGGAAAGTTGCAGGATCAGGGATTTGGCGTGCTTTCTCTTCAGCCGTGGCGGGAAGTACAGATGCTGTGGCACCGTCTTGGCTTACTAGGATTTCACTCATCGTCGTTTTGCTCCAATCGTCGTTCAAGGTCTGTGATGTTTTGATTGGCGCGGTCCAGACCCCTAACAAACCCCACCAATTCACGATACGCCGGAAAGTCTTGAACATTCCCGGCAACCATCTGGTTAACTGCTAGCGCGCGCAGTTCATCATTTTGCTTTTTCAATATGTCGAATTCCGTCATTCGCTACCCTTTTTAGGCTTAGCTTTAGCCATTTTTCTCTGGTGTTCAAGGTTTTGCTTGTGTGTCTCGTGCGCGTGCGCCAGCTTCTGAGCATGCACTTGGCCTCCGTGCGCCATCTTCTGCGCATGCTGCTGCGCCTGCATGGCCGCTTGCAACTGAGCTTGCTGACTTTGCTGCGCCTGCATGGCTTGCTGCTGAGCCGCCGCCTGCTGAGCTTGCTGCTGCTTCATCGCCATCTCTTGTTGATGAGCTTGCATCTCGCGCTGTTGCGCAGCGATCAACGCATCCATCTCTGCCTGATGACGTTGCTGGATCATCATCGGATCATCCATGCCGATCTTGGCATGAACTTCTTCAGCCTTGATGAGCAGCTCGGCCTGCTTGAGCATCTTGTCATTCTCGACCTTCTGTGCCTTAGTTGCGGCTTCCTGCTGCTTAATCTTCAGCTCTTGCATCTGCATCTGGACCAGCGGGTCTTGCAACTGTTGCTGTGCCTGCTGCTGTGCGGCTTGTCCCTTGGACATCGCAAGCACTTGCTGCGACGCCTCGGCCACCATGCGAGAGAGGTTGACCTCGATCTCTTTGGGCATTTCCTCGTCCGGGGGCGGTAGCGGAACACCGATCTGTTTCTCGATTTTCGCGCGGTACGCGAACGCCAAGTGTTCAGCGATGTGAGCCTGAATAGCTGCCATCATCTGTTGCGCCATCGGGTTCTGGCCGATCTGCCCCATGAGAAGCGGGTCTTGCATCATGGCCGTGTGAGCAGCAATGTGTGCGTCGTGATCCTGATAGATGAACGCCTTAGTCGGCTGGCCATTCAAGAACGCCATGTTCTCGCTCACCGGATCGCGCGGCGTCATGTCATCCTTCGTCGGGACGAGCTTCTCTGCGTTGCGAACACCCAGCACTTCAATCATCTGACGATGCAAGAACGGCAGGTCATAAATCTGCGGCGCTTGGCTAGCCAACTGGATCACAGCTTGATACTGCATGATCCGCTGAGCCATCGTGCTGCTGTTGGGATCACTGACCGGGATCACCTCGACGATGTCATAGTCAGCTTGCTTGGCCACCGGGTCACCACCCTCGGGCACATAGTCATACTCAGCTGGGGTCAGGTCGCGGATGATGTTCTTTAGGAGCTTGAACTCCTCCTTCATCGCCGCGTGCACGCGCGCCTGAACAGCGCCCATGGTTTTGAGCTGACGCTCAAGCAGTGCCAGCGTTGTACCGACCGGAGCCTGAGCGCTCATGTCGCTGACGTTCATATCAGCGATTGAGCCCAGACGACGACCCTCGTCGGTGATCTTATCCAGCAGCCCTGCCAACACTTGACTCGGCTCCTTGTACGGGAGCGCCATGATGTTGTCCTTGATGGACCCTGACGGGATGTCCACGTCACGGAACTCACCGGGAGCGATCGGAGTGTCGTCACCCTTCACACGCAAGCCGCGTGCTTTCAAGCCACCGGGCAAGTTAGACAGTGTCCCTGCATCAACCAACTGACGAATCAGCATGGTCCCCGCGCGGGCGTAGCCGCCAATGATGTGGATCAGACCCAGACCGTAAGCACCAAACCCACGGATGTAGTCATACTGGACAAAGTGCTGACGCTTGGAATACAGCGAGTCTTCCTCGTCCCAGTTGCGGTAGATAGCCAGAACCTTGTTGGTCCCCTTGTCAATCGTGATGACGTATGGACGCGCAAGCCCATCCTCGTCCTCATCGCCGGGCATCTCCATGGTGACGTGCACTTCATAAATCTGATACCGATCATCGTCAGTCAGACTGTAGCCCTGCTCGTCAGCCTTCTGCTTCTCCACGTCCGTGTGAGACACGACCGGCTCACCAAGCTCAACGTCACGATAAAAGCCTGCCACCTGAAGGCGCTTAATATCATTCTTCGTCTTGCGCATGATCTGGGTCACACGCTCCGCCGAGTTAACGCCCGACGCGCCGTACGGAATGATGATCTCTTCTGCGGGGATAAACATCGACACTTGCCGACCTTTGCCCGGATCGAAGTACACCTTCTTAAATGCGCTGCCCGCCAGGCCCAGGTTGTACAGCATGCGCTCATGCTCGGCTCTGTACTCGGGCATCTCTTCCGTCAGGCGATAGTTCATATCGTCCTGAACGCGCTTGGCCGCTTGCTCTTTCAGCTTATCGATTGCGCCGATGATTTCTGTCTTCACGGGTCCCGCTGCTGGGAACGTCTCCATGATGGACTCTGACTGGAACCGGATCGCTGCTTCCGTCAGGATGGTGGAGTACACACCGCACGCGCCCGTCCAGGGCTCTGTGCGCTCCTCATACTTCATGCCCAGAACTTCAAGCCCCTTGACATAGGCTTCAGTCCAGTCTTTACGGCTGGCAATGTCAGCGTCCACATCCTCGATCAGTTCTGAAGCAATAGCTGTCAGCTCTGACTCATCCATGTCTTCCGCGAGGTTGGCGTCAAACTCTTGTTCCGTTACGGCGTCGGGATCCAAGTCAATCGTCAGACCATCAAACGACATCTTCACAGACTCGGGGTCTTCAATCTCGATCTCGATGTCGTGCTCGTCGTCCAAAGCCGCCAAGCCTTGAGGTGCGGCGTACAGTGCGGGGGCCATGTTTGTAGCCATATCAAACCATCCTGTTGATCGTTGCACCCTCGGCTTTGAGCAGGTGCGGTAGTGGGTGTTCATCTTCCTCTTGGGAAGCATATAAATGAGGCATCACGAGCCTCATGCGCATTTTATGCACTTGGACTTTTCCCAGTACATATTTATACTGATAGTCGTTGATGTCCAGCTCGACATTAGGCGGGATAACTCGCCCGATATTCGTATGTATGCGGTCCTCCACATACGCTTGGTCCGCCCAAACTTCACCCCATTTGGTCGCTTCATACGACTCGAAGTGGGGCCGCAACCGCCAGACCAGCGCCCCAACAGGAAGCTTGGAGAACTCATCGTAAAAGTGTTTGGCCAGCCGAGCTTCAGCTTCCTCCGCTGATCCACCCTCGATTGCGCACGCGTACGTACTGTAGATGTAGCGCTTATTCCCTGCCGTCTCTTCGTAGACTGTTTCCATCAGGTTCGGAAACTGGGGATGCGGTTTCTTTTCTTTCTTCACCTCAATGATGTCCCCATCCTTGTTCGTCTCGAAGAACGCCATGGCGGGGCCAAGCTGGCATGCAAACATTTTCTCCAGAGACGCAGTCAACGTAGCAGTGTTCCAAACCTGAAGCGCCGGAGCAGGAGCCTCAAGCGCGGCGAGCGGAAGCGACGTGGCAGCAACGCCCGCTAGCATCGTCCCCAGAAAATCTCTACGCTTCATGCTGTCTCCTAGTAGTACGCCTTGCGACGGCGACTCTTGAAATATTGAATCTCTTCCGGCTCATCACTCGGCAGTCTGATGAATCCGCCCTTCCTGAACCGCATCAACGCAAGCGTCGTCGAGTCAACCAAGTCGTCGTTAGTGCCCGCTGGAAAGTCGTTGCACTCTTCCATAACTTCCTTGGCCCATCTGCGGTCAGGTGCCCACACAATACCAGACGCAAAGAGGTCCGACACGGAGTTCACCCGCGCTATTTTGTCCTGTCCTTTGCCCGGAGTAAACCCTTCGCCCACGGGAAGGCCCATCCTGTTGAGCTCCTGGTACAGCGCCGAGCCGTTGGATTTCTTCTCAACGACAAACGCGTCCGGCTCCCACTCCTGGTACTCCTCCAGCACAAGCTTCTTTAGCTCCGGAAACTCCATGCGCTTCTTAATAGAGTTCAGCAGGATGATGTTGTAGTTGTTGACTTCCTCGTTATAGAACACGCCCCAGGTCGTCAGGGCGTTGTAGTCAGCCCGGTTGTTGGTCTCTTGGGCGGCGTCCAAGGACATGATGATGTACTCGCACACGGGCGGATCATCGTCCTCCCATATCTTCCACCACTCCCTCTTAATAGGAGCGCCCTCTTCCGACACAGGGTTCTGCATGTACTGGGCCTGCCAGTACCGGGGGTCCATACCCGCCTTCTTAGATAGCAGCTCGTCCAAGTCCCAGAACTCGCCCCACAGCGGTTTGTCGTTCAAAATCGCCGGAAATTCGACGATTTCCCACTGATCCACGTCCGGTTCGCGCTCCATCTGGGACAAAATCATCCCAGTCAGGTCCAATTTGGACCATCTGGTCATAACAATAATAATAGCGCCACCAGGCATAAGACGTTGGAGAGGGCCAGACTGGAACCACTCCCAAGCAGGAAGAAAAACGTCAGGTCGTCCTGTCTTGGCTTCTTGTTCAGAGTGTGGATCATC